GCTTGGGTGATGGCACGTACCAAGTTGTATCATTTCAAGACCCCCGGGGATCAGTGGAATTCAAACTGATGTGGGGCAGAAAAGTGGTGAAGAAAAATGCCAGATAAGATCCAATACACCAATGAACAGATTCTTCACGACCTCCAAGGTATCGTGCGTGAGATTGCCGCTGAGGGATTTCAGCCCGACTTGATCGTTGGGATTGCGCGTGGTGGTCTGGTGCCGGCGACCATGTTGAGCCATTATTTTGGTGTACCATTGATCTCTTTGAACTTGAGTCTCAGAGACCACATGGTGGACAGCCAAATCGACTACGCGACCCTGAGGGCTCGTTTGCTTATGGATCAAAAGATCCTCCTGGTAGATGATATTTGCGATACTGGTGCCACTTTTGCTAAAGTCATTGAAGAGCTTCAAAGCACCAAGAACAAAGTGGACCTCAGTCACATGCTAAACCTCCGCACTGTGGCTCTTTGGAACAACACAGGTCAAACTCTTTTTGTTCCCCACTATGTTGGGCGGGAGATTGACAAAAGCAAAGATGACCGGTGGGTGATCTTTCCTTATGAGGAATGGTGGAAAGCATGAGCAAACAATACCGCTACAGTGAGATCTTTGGACAAACGTTTCAGGGAGAAGGCCAGTATACAGGTCGGCCAACCGCTTGGTTGAGAGTGTGGGGCTGTAATTTTGAATGCGCGGGATTTGGCCAAGAGCAGCCAGACAAGCCTGAGACCTATGACCTGGATTACTTGAACATTGATCCCAGTGAATACAAAGCCATGGAAGAACTCCCAGTGTTCCACCGTGGTTGTGATAGCTCTTACAGCTGGGCAAAAAAGTTTGCCCACTTGGCACATCAGGGAACCGGGGAAGAGATTGCCCAGCGGATTGAGGCCGTGTTGCCGGGTGGTAAGTTCAAGCATCCAGTAAGTGGTCAATGGCACCACATGGCCTTTACTGGTGGTGAGCCAATGATGAGCCAAACAGCCATTGTGGATGTAATGGATCAGTTTGCCCTCCGGGACAACACTCCTCGTTTTATTACCATTGAAACCAATGGTACACAAAAGCCACGTCCGGCTTTTGAAAACATGGTCCACCAAAACTTTCCCAAAGAGCCAGGCACAAAGTCGGAGTTGTTTTGGTCCGTAAGTCCTAAGCTTTACTTGAGTGGTGAGATGTGGGCCAATGCTATCAAGCCTGAAGTCGTTGGAGCTTACAAGGACCTAAGTGACCACGGCCAACTCAAGTATGTTTGTAACGGAACCGACCGGAATTGGGACGAAGTTCAGCGGGCTACTGATGCTTACAGGCAAGTTGGTATTGATTGGGACGTTTGGGTCATGCCCGTTGGTGCTGATCGTGAAATGCAGGAAAGTCACCAAGCTCGGATTGCTGAACAAGCTGTTGAGCGTGGATACTCAGTGGCGGCCCGGGTTCACACTTGGGTCTTTGGTAACGTTATCGGCAAGTAAGATTGACAAGGGGAGCGTATACCAGTACGCTCCCCCAATGACCCATCCCAGTATTATCCATGAAAGCTATTTGGGCCATGACCCCAATTTTACTGGTATCCATGAGGCTTATGAATACCGGACCACTGAGGGATGGTGGGTCATTGATGCCTGTTACAGTGATCCAACATTTGGTGAATGGCTGATCAACGATCCACCGGATTGGTGGATCAGTGAACATCGTGGTAACTTGGATCAAAGATCAGATGAGTGTCATACGATTTTGATCAAGGACATCAAATACCTAACCCGGTTCCGTTTGCGGTGGTATTCAGAAAAAGAATACATGAAAAGTGGGGAAGACCGATTTTCAGCCAAGTACCATCTCAGTAATTTCTTTCCCAATTGGGGATGGTGGCCCAAGGGCCAAGACTACGTGGAGCTTGATAACGTTACCCTTTTGGCGTGAGATCGAACAATGTGTGAGGTCTCAAATGCGCGTTATCAACATTTTTGGTGGTCCGGGGGCTGGTAAGAGCACAACCGCAGCAAGTATCTTTTATGAAATGAAAAAGCGGCAAATTGCCGTTGAACTGGTAACCGAGTATGCCAAGGACATGACGTGGGAAAAGCGTCACAATGTTCTAAGCGATCAGCTTTATATTCTGGCCAAGCAAAACCGTCGCATCCAGCGACTCATGGGTCAAGTGGATTGGGTGATCACCGACAGCCCCTTGCCCTTGGGTCTGATTTATCAGCAAGCCGATTACTTTAAAAGCTTTGAGCCATTTGTCATGGAAGTTTGGAACTCCTATGACAATCACAACTTTTTAATCGGCCGGGACTTTGATTACCAACCTGAGGGTCGCAATCAAAACCTCCAACAAGCGGTTCAAGTGGACCAAGATATCCACAAGCTGTTGGTGGATCAAAACATCTCCTTTAGTCGGATAACCAACGACCCCCTGGTGGATCGCACGACTCAGATCCTCAATCTCGTTGGTCTAAATAGCCAAGTAAAGTAAGAGGTTAACTATGGCAAAGATCAATCGCCTGATTCCTTTTGGTTGGCTACCAGCCAATTGGGGACTAACAGGAAGTCGTCGAGAAAAGGCCCTCGCGGAATATTACTATGACGGTGAGGATCTAGCTTACAAGCTGCTGGACATTGACTTTCCCGAAGACCAAAGGCATGAAAATCCCTACCGGGCAGCCAAGTTGCGACTTGACTACCGGTACCACAAAGTTGGTGAGTTTGATTATGGCTTGGGTTTGATTGAAACGGATGATCGTATTGTTGAAAACGATCGTCAACGCCAACTGGCCAAGTACCTCCACAAGTTTGGACGACTATCCGCTGAGGAGCTTGAATACAAGCTTTTGGATCTCAGCTACGAGGTCAAAAACACTGAGCTTTATTTGAAGGAAAAGCTGGCCCTTGATGTCCAGTTTGGACACAAGACCCAAGAGCAAGCGGATCACGAGCTCCTGGACCTCAAGCATGAAGACAAAACCACCGTTGATTACAAGATTGCCCAACAGGCTCTTGAACTCCAATGGGGCAACATCACGCAAAACCAACATGACAAGGAGGTCGCCACTCTCTTGGAAGAGCCTTGGTTTAATTTCATGGGTGCTGATCAAAAGATCCGTGGTGAGAATGTTCAAATGGCCGTGGAGCTTGATTGGAATGACTTCTTTGTAAAGTTCCTGGAAGGCGAGGGCTGGACCGGTTCAACGCCCGACGAGATTGTTGATCGTTGGTTTGAAAGCGCCATGAAGCAAATGATGAACATCTACGAAGCTGAAAACCTCGAGGATGATGGATCCGGTGATCCACTACCCATGGCGGGTACGAACCGGATCAAGCGCGACGATGGACTCACAGAGTATCGCTGATGTTTGTTTCAGTTCACAAGATTCTCATTGATCCAATGACCCTTGAGCAAGAACTGCTCATCGTGGTATCAAAGCTAACCCGGGCAAAGCAGCTTTTGAGATTAGCGGTCCCAGATCTCAAGTTTTCTCGGCATGTGAAGTCATCCTATTATGGACTATCAACATGGAATCTTTATACAAAGGTCCCTGGTGGTACTCCAGATATCCAAAAGCTGCTGAAGATTTATCCTCCCAAACTTCTAATTGATGATTTCAAATGGGGATATGGTTTTTATCTAAACCAATAATGACGCTGTGAGCTCCTGGGTGCTAAATTAGCTGATACTCAGGAGTTCACCTATGACGACATTTGCTATTGTGGATGCCAGCAATCTATTCCACCGCTGTAAGCATATTTCAGCCGCCGACGCAGCTACCAAAAGTGGTATGGCTCTCCATATCTGTCTCAACAGTTTGCGCAAGATTTGGCGCAAGTTTGACGCCGAACACGTGGTCTTTGCCCTTGACAAAAGCTCTTGGCGTCGGGAAATCTACCCCGATTACAAAGCTCATCGCCGGGTCCAGGATGCTCTTAAAACCAAGAGCGAACGTGACGATGACGAGTTTTACTTTGACACCATGAAGGTGTTCATTGAATTCCTCAAAAAGCGCACCAATGTTACGATCCTTGAGTCCGTGGGCTGTGAGGCCGATGACTTCGTGGCCCGTTGGATTGATCTTCACCCCGATGACAACCACATTATCTTTTCCGGAGACAGCGATTTTTATCAGCTCCTAGCTCCCAATGTAAAGATCTACGATGGCGTCAAGGAAGAAACCATTACCTTGGATTCAGTCCTGGATGAAAATGATCAGCCGGCTCGGAAGAAAAAGACCCTAACGGAAAAGATCACTACCAAGAGCGGCAAGGTCAAGGAAAAGAAAACCACCGTCTATGAAGCCAGGATCCCACCGGATCCATCTTATGAGCTTTTTAAGAAGATCATCCGCGGTGATTCCACTGATAACATCATGAGCGCCAAGCCAGGTGTCCGTGAAAACGGTAGTGCGACCAAGCCGGGTATCCGTGAGGCTTATGAAGACCGCCATGAGCGTGGTTATGATTGGACAATGTTCATGCAGGATGAGTGGGAAGACCATGAAGGCAACATGATCAAAGTTCAGGATGCCTACCGTCGCAATCAGGAGCTAATTGATCTCCGGGCCCAACCCGATGAAATCAAGGAACTCATGGATGCTGTGATTCTCCAAGCTGTTCAGCAGCCCAAAAAGAGCGGAGTGGGTATTTGGTTTATGAAGTTTTGTGACCAAATGGCCCTGGTTAATATTGGAAAGAATCCCGCTGATTACGCGGCTTTACTTCAGGCACCGTATAGCCAGGATTAAGGTTGTTGACTACCTCGACCAAGTTATCTATAGAGTTTTTCTACTAAGCGGAACAATTCATGCCCATTGAACTTGAATACAAATTCCTACTGGAAAAAGAGCAAGAACTCTGGGAAACACTAGAGCCCATGGCTGTTAATGGCGTAGTAAGCAAAGCCATTATATGTCAAGGTTACTTGAGCAAGGGTGGGCGGATACGCCAGAGGGACTGGGTTCATGGCTTTCAATATGAGCCACGTCCCTCTGAGTTTATCTTCACATACAAGCATGAGCTAACCACTCAACCGGGTGACTTGGAAATTGAAACGGCATTGTCAGAGGAGGACTACAGGTTGGCTTGGAGTGAAGCTGACCACAAGATCACCAAGATGAGATACCTATTGCCGGATGCCAAAAAGGGCGTTTGGGAAGTGGACTTCTTTTATGATGATCAAGGCATTTATTTGGCCCTAGCGGAATTCGAGGTACCAGCTAACCATGGTCCTCCTGATCGACTCCATCCCCTAGTGTCCAAGTATCTAAAATACAGTGTACCACTGGGTGACAGTCGGTTTAAAAATAGAAAGCTTTGTACGCGGGAACGCGGACTGGCTCTTCTCCAGGAGATCGTCTGACATCATGGCTAGAACAAAGTTAAACCTACGACGTTATCATCACAAGATTCACTTTCCCGAAGAAACTGGCCAGATGTGTTTGGAGTTTTTCCAGCAGATCAGTGATGTCAATGTTACCTACCATGCCGCTGAACAGTTAATGGAAGACCGCCGAGGAATCATTCCCTTGCCAACCCGCGAGGAAATCCTCCACAGCTCAAATACCCTTGTGGAGTTTTATGAGCAGATCAACGAATATGGCATTCCATTAAACCGTATTCAAAAGATGTTGATCCGGGTCCACAACTTGTCAGAGGACTTTGACTACTCTTATGTTTTGGCACGTGAAGGCTACATCGTAAGCGCCTGGGCCAATGACAAAAATGATGATCACCGCTTGGACTCTCGGAGTAGCCGCGACTATTATTGTCCTCATGTTGAGGAAAGAGTATGACCCACAATTCGCTCATAGAAGCCCACAGAAGCACCATAGAGGGCTTAATGGAAGCTTTGCCGACTCAGGACACCCTAGCGGCCAGTGAGGATACAAGCTTCCCTTATTTGCGTTGGATGCTTGAGGAGGCTTTGGAGCACTTGGATGTTTGGCCAATTGATAAGGTAAGTCGATGGATTGGGTGTGTTCAAGGCGTGATGCGCTGCCGTGGTGTGCTAGACTTTTCTGCCGAGCGGGATCGTACCCGTCCGTTCTTCCACAAAGCTTACCAGGATATGGGCATCCGGGTTCCAAAGACCACCAGCTGGACCGCTGAAGAGGAAGAAACCATAGTTCGTTTGGCCAAAGCCGCCGAGGCAGCTAGGACCGATCCTGGAGAGGATGTTTCTGATCTCAGCAACGAAGAGTTCCTAAAACGCCTATTTCGCTGAGAATATTGAACTCCTATTGGGTTTTCTGCTAATTAGTATGCTACCCAATTGGAGAACCATATGAGCAAGATGCTCCAAATGACCAGCAATAGCTGGTTGATTCGCGCGACGTCTGGCACCTCTGGTCTTTTGTTTAAGACTGATGAGGGCTACTTGTTTATGAGTCCAAGCACAAGGCTTGAATTCACAGACTATGAGTCCGTGGAGAAAAAGTTTGGAAAGCTGTCCATTGAGCAGCGCCAAGACGAAGACGAAGTCAGCCAAATCAACGGCTATCCTGTAAAGCACGATCACATTGTTATTCAAAGTGAAAAGCCACCCCTTTACACAACGGGCGGTAAGGTAAGCTTTGCCGCAGGATACTGGGGATTGAAGTTTCCCAACGGCTGGACGATTGCCTTTTGTCCCAAGCACAAGACCACCCAGGACTATGAATCCGTGGGTCCTTTCCGAAACCGTATGGAGCTCAGCAACCACATTAGTATGCTGAACACCCAAGCAAGTCTGCAGGCTTCAACACAGTGAACCATCAGACTATACGGCGTTTTATCGACAAGGTCCGTCAAGCCGCCCGGACCAATAGTAAGAGTATACCGCTGGCCATGGAAGAGGCCCAAGATCTAATCAATGATCTTGGTCTTCTTTTGCTCCGTGAAAACGAGCTCTTGGAGGAAATCAAAAAGCTCCGGGAAGCCAAGGAAGTAACTCAAATCATAATCGGCGGTGGAGGATTCAAGTGAAAATCGATCTTTGTAGTGATCTGCATGTTGATGCTTGGCTTCACGCCACCCAGATCCGAGATCCCAAGGCACGAATGTGGACCGGGGAACCTTATAAATCAACTTTTCTACACTTGGATTGGCGGTTTTGTAAAAACCCCGACAGCCAAGTTCTCATTATCGCGGGAGATATTTCCAACGATCTAAAAACATCCGTTGAAGTTATCAGCCATGCGGCTTCTGAATACCGTTGGGTCGTGGTCGCCGATGGCAACCATGATCATTATGCCAATGATGAGATCGCAGTCCATGACGCCATGGACATGTTTAAGAACATGTTGGCTCCAATGGCCAATGTGGTATTCCTGGACTCCAAGAGCAAGCTGGTCATTGACGATGTGGCCTTTATTGGGGGCGCGGGTTGGTACGACTTCAAAGCTTATGTGGACCATGGTATCTCGGAAGAAGCCGCAAGGAAGACTTGGAAAGCCTACAGCGATGACGCCAACTATCCCATCTTTGAAAATGGTGATCCCGCGTACTTGGCTAAGCAGCAGGCGCAGAACCTAACCCAACAGATCATTGAACTGTCGGAGGATGATCAAGTCAACCATGTTGTGGTAACCACGCACATGAGTCCAAAAGCGGACCTCATGGAATGGAAACATCATGATCCTGTTTGGAATTTGCTAACTCCCAGTTATGTCAACACTCAAATGAGTGAAGTCCTGGACGCAGACACCAAGGGCAAGATTGGACATTGGATCTACGGCCATACGCACAGGCGTCAGATCAAGAACATTGGCAATGTTCAATATATCAACAATGCCCGCGGATATCCTCGTGAGAACCCGCCTTTTTCCTTGATTCAAATTGAAGTCCCTGCTAAAAAGGGCCAGTGAACAAGATGACATATAGACCTCCCAGGACGTTCTGACCTCGGATAATCAATTCCGGGGCCTAGGCGTGTGGAGGTCAACATGCGAGACAGGTCTTGGAGGCGGGCACAAAGAGCCCGCGTGATTAAACGTACGGCCCATTGGCTGCGCAGTCAGGGATGGTTCACGGATCCCTTTATTCGTTGGTCTGAACGGGATGGCGAGATTGCCATCCGTCAGCGGGCTACCACTCCCCAGCCATGTAGCTCTTATTGCTGCGGTAATCCCCGCAAGTGGTTTGATGAGTTAACTTGGCAGGAGCGGCGGATCTCAATAACTGAGGCAGAGTTCCGCGATGATATAAATCAAACCCAAAAATAATATGATCTTGGAAACCAGTGATGCCACTTCAGCCATGGCTTACTGGTTTCCTTTTGGGTAAAGTCGTCGATGCGCGAACTCATCCTGGAGGGCTTTTTCCACACTTGGTGTGACAAGCCAACTGACATCCTCGTCCAACTTAGCGAGCTCTCGGGCCCAACTACTAGAGACGTGAAGGTACTTTTCCTTGCCAATAAAGTGCGTGAAGATCACACTGGAGTCCAGGTGACCCGCAACACCCACTAATGCGAACTCATCATTGAAGTCACTGGCTTGACGCAAGCCACGGATAATATGCGTGGCTCCGATCTCATGGGCATATTTGACCAAGCTGATATTTTCATATGAACCAATAACCAATCGGCCCTGATCCACCGCTTGTTGGAGAATGGGATTCTCCCACTCGGAAATGGCCTGGCGTACCAGATCCTCCCGTATTGCTGAAGAAAAGAAGCCTGGCTTTGCGGGATTGTGTCCAATGCCAAGATGGACGGTTTCACAAGTTT